CCTCAACAGTTGTTTACGGTGTGGGCGTAACCCAGAAGGGCTCCGCGTAGCATTGCCTCACGTTTATATTAACGTCCGGCTGCAGCTTTCATGCGATCGTATAAATCACGATCAGTTTTGAACAAGCGTGATTGTTCAGTCAGGTTGAAGTTTTCCGGCGTGAATGGATTCTTCATGCCTGCTGGAATTTCACCAGTGCTGCGACCTGATGGTGCACCAGAACCTTGTGGCTTCGGTGTTTTTTGCATCCATTCGGGCAATGATGCCTTAGCCCAATCTGCAACAGGTCTGCGCTCGTAGCCATCGACAACGACAACCGTGCCATCAGCTTCACGCTGAATTTTGTCGGCAGACAGCTTGGTTTTGAGCACTAGATCAGGATCATGCACAATATCTGCCAAAGCAGAAACTGCAGGGCTGATCAGTTCTAGCTCTCGAACTTTGGCTTCAAGCTCTTCGATGCGCTTGTCCTTTTGCGCCGACGCCTCACGGAACTGTTGCTCCAGAGCTTGTCGCGCTTCGGTGTACTTGCCTTCGGATTCAAGCTTTGATTGTTCAGCTTGTCGCTTGAAGTCCAACAATTCTTGAACATTCACATCCTCGGGGATGGACTTTGCTTTTTTCAGCTTGCCGATTAGCTCATGATTCTTGCGTTCAAGAGCTTCAATGCTGCTTTTTAGTGAATCAATTTCGCCGTTGCTTTGCGTTTCAACAGGCGTAACCTCTTGAATTTGCTCTTCAGACATGAAAAACCCGTAGGGTAAGTTTTCAGTTGAATGTTATCACCATTTAGTTTTATCTGCCCAAAATGCTGCGGACATCTTGCCTTTGGCGATGTTTTTTGCGTGGCGTGCTTTAAATGATGCACGACGTGCTTTTGCAGCTTTTGATTCACCCTGACGACGTGGTGAACCTGATACGCCTTGCTGTCCAAAACGAATCAGCTTGACCTTATCGCCTTCTTTGGCAAGTACCGCGTGCGACTTGTTCGGATGCTTTGGCGTCCGCTTGGGCTTGTTATACCCAGAAAAAGTTTCGCCGCGATACGTGATGCTCATTTGCGTTTCGGTGCATTGCGTAGTTGTGATTCACGCTTAAGCACTGGGTTGCCGGTTGATTCAGACTTGATTTTGATCACCGGATCATCCTTACTCCCAACACGCGTGATGTTGCCACCAGTTGGACCTTTGATCATGGCGCGTTCACCAGCAATGCTGGTCACGACACCATAAGTGCGCTTGCCTTGATAGACCCAGCTGACACGATCGCCGCGTTTCATTTTTTCTTGCCGCCTTTCTTGGTCATGGGCTTTTGAGGTTTTTTAGGACCTTTGTACTTGCCAGGCATGACGGCACTGCCACTGCAATTAGTTTAACGACGACGCTTGCCAGCTTTTTGCAGTGCAATCGCTGCAGCTTGAACGTAAGAATATCCTTCTTTGATCAGTTGCCTGATGTTCTGTGAAATCGTCTTTTGGCTGCTACCGCGTTTTAATGGCACCGTACCTTTTGCGCAGTTGCTCCAAGGTTACTTCACTGCCATCATCACGAACAAGCTTTGCGATCGCATCTTTCGGGCCATACTTAGAGGAAAGCTTGTCGAAGTATGCAACTTTGGATTTTCCCAGTGCTTCTGCTTTTGTTGCTTTTGATTGTTTAGCTAACCATTGCCCATAGCTTTGATCTGCTGGCACCATGCCACCTTGTGCTGATCGTTTACCCAGTGGTGGTGGATCAAAACCCAAGCCCTTGTAATCAATCACGGCAACCGTCGTACTGCGGCAGTTGAAGTGTTGCGGTGGTTTCGGACCCTTGCCGTATTCAAATTCTCGACCATCCAATGCACGACAAATGGCAGAAGTACGAGAATCAAGCGTTGCGACATAACGATATTTTTTCGTGATGTCTTGGTTGGCTTCATAGACCTGCTGTGAAGCGGCATTAGCAACCTGATTGATGCTAGTTCGGACAAGGGCAACAACTTGATTGTTGGCAATTCGTGTTAGCTCTCCACCAGCTCTTTGCAGTTCCTTTACTGACAATCCTGCTGCACGAACTTGACCGCGAGACAATGGGCCAATGTCTCCATAATCAAGCCTTCCGACAAGTCTGCGTGCAATGTCTTGTGTTGGCTCACCAGTTAGCAAGCCTTGGCGCACAACTTGACTAAACATTTCAGCTTGCGATTCAGCTAAACCGCGAAACGCTTTGTTTACAACTTGCCCGTTTGGCAGTGTTATCGCAGTGCCTTGCGTTGCAGTTAAGCTGAACGTTTGCGGTGCACCTTGCACTGCAGCAAATAGATCATCAGATAATGCGACAACATTGATCTGCGTCGGATCTGTCATGACAACAGATTGAGCAAACTGCGGGCTAATTTCAACAGTTCGCACGATGTCACGGCTACCGCGTGGCAATACTTTTTTGAGTTGTTCTGTAACGAATTCAGATTGCAATTCCGCTAAGCCTTGCAGTTCTGCTGCTGTCAGTCCTGTACTATCACCAGCCCACGTTGCTAATGATTCTTTTAGCTGTGCAATAATTGACCGTAATCGTGCTACCTTTTGCGGCTCCGTTATTGTTGGCAATTCGCCGTCAGTAACGTTAGGAATAAGCCTTTGTAGTTGGTCAACAGCATCCAGAATAATGTTGTTGTAATTGACAATAATCCTGCGAGCAACGCTGTTGCTATAGCGATTTAAATCAATCGCATTGCGATATAACGACTCCGGCGTGCTCATCGTTAATACAGTCCAATATGTTCTGGATCGTAAGGGCAGATAATAGAAATCTCAGCACCACCTTCGATTGCTTTACCCATCAACTCAGCAAAACCTGCGATCGTGTCTGCACCTTCATCAATTAGTTTTGCCTCATCAACTGTTTCAATTCCATATTCAGATCGCCATGCCATGCGAACAACGGCAAACAATCTGTTGGGCAGCTCTTGCTGAACGTAATGGATGCTGTGCTTTTCCGATGTGTCCGGTTCCATAACGTCCACGCCGCTGCATTCATCATGCCGCATCTTCTTCGATCAGGCTTGACTCTTCAGGTGCGGATTCCGGTGCAACATCAATCAAACCACCAGCTTGCGTAGCCTCAAGCTCACCGTCTACATCAAAGTCATCGCCAAGCACTTCGCCTTCCGACAGTTGCATCAGCAGCGTCTCTTGCGTGATCGTGCCTGCGGTGTAAAGCTGCAGCAATGCTTGGATTTCTTGCGGCTCCAATCTGGTGCCAAGGAAATCGCGGTTTACATAGCTGCTGCCAGGTTGACGATCACCAAGGAACTCAGCGTGATACTGCAGGCAGTTGTCGATCATGTCCTGCATGTTTTGAGCGATCACCATCATGGTGCTATCACCTTGACTGCGATCAATGCGCTTGGCTTCAGCAGTTTCGGCACTTAGCTTTTGACCAAGCACAGCAGATAGTCCTAGTTCGTTGATCTGCTTTTCAATTTGATCCAGCCGCTGGAACAATGATGCAAACGCATCAGATGATGGGGCAATATATTCTGCACGGCCATCAGCAGGGAAAGCGATTGCTTCACCAGGACCAGCGGTAACTTCTTCTGCAGCAGAAGGGAAGCCATAGAACGCCAACATCGGCACTGCTGAAATATGCAGTTGATTGTCTAGGTCGGATTGAATTTGATATGCCTTGAGGTTTAGGTTGGCAATATCTTCAAGCGGTGGGCGAGATTCAAAGGTGTTTACTTTATTTGCGTAAGCAACAGCAAACGGGATGCGATTCAGGCTTGTGCGGCCTTCGTCAATGACGCGGAAATCGCCTTTCTTCTCGTCACGTTGGAATAGCTTAAATTCGCCAGGCGTCAAAACACGCACCTGCTGCACTTGCTTTTCGCCGTATTCACCATCAGGAATGGTGACAGTTTCAGATAGACGAAGCTGAACAAGGCGTTGTTCACCGTCAATCATTTCAACTCTGTGGCCGAGCACATCCCTTGGCGTATAAGTGCTCCAGTAAGGTCTACCACCATCACGCGGTGCATCAACTAAAACACCGACATGGCCGTAACGGATCATCTTGCGTGCTGTTTCGTAGCACCAGACATTGAGATCTGCACCGCTCAGATCAACGTTGAAAAGCTGTTCGCGGATTTGATCGGATGTATCGTTCAACCGCACTGGCTTGCGTGTAAGCATTCCAGCCAGCATCCGTTCAAGGCGCTGATAATACGGCGGGCAAATTGAAGTGCTCAGCCTGCGGTCATAGCTTTCATCTAGTTCTCGCGGTTCTTGTAAAAGATACCGACGATGACGACGGCGGATTTCATAGGTGCCGCCCATCAAATCTTCGATCAGCATCCAGTGTGGTTCTTGATTAACCCACGCTGCATTTGGATCGTTGACTTGCGAGACCTTGGCAAATAATTGCCGGTCGTAGTGAGAAAAACCAGAGTACACCGCCAGTCCCGCAAGTCGATGTTCCTAGTTTAGTCTGCGCCTGCAGCAGTTAGAACCACGCTGTTTTTGCCTACCTTGATGTCAAACGTGGTGCCAGGATCAAGGTTCATGCCTTCGATGTAGGCACTACCCACGATCACCTTGCCATCAGATTGCACCTTGGTTTTGTGCGTGAGCTTACGGCCCATGCGCTTTTTAGGCTTCAGGTCAACGCCTTTAGCCTTCAGCAGTGCTTCGTAAAAGGTGACGAAGTTGAGCCGTTCGGTGCCGTCTTCTTTAATCGTGACATAGCCGCATTCCCGAACAAGATCCGAACGGGAAGCATCAGCCATTGCTTTAGTTTTAGCAATCAAGTCTGCGCCTTCAAGCATGTTCAATGAACAAAGGTGAACAGAACTTAGGGTAAATGATGTCTGCGTTGTTGTCTAGTAAAAAGGGGGCTTTCGCCCCCCGGTGTTATCAGTCCATGTTGTTTGCAACCAGTTCGCGGTGCACTGGGCAACCACGATTAGCCCAAAGATGAACTGAACCGTAACCGCTTCCAAAATAATCCCAGCCAATCAATGCAGATGCTTGTTCAGCCAGTTTCATGTTGGCTTCGCGTTGTTCCCATGTTGCGCGGCCATCAGTGAGATGCCCGATTTCAATGCGTCCCTTGGATTGTTCGATGATGGCGGTCATATCAAAACCACCTTCGCGGAGGCGCTTGAGAACTGAGCGGGTCGAAAGAGTGCGTGCCATTTGTTTGGGGTGAGTGTGGGGTGATCCCCCATGAATTAAAGATACCCGAGAATGACCCCACTAGCACCGATTGTGTGCAGCTTGCGCAACTGGCTCAATAGATCCTGATGCCGGTGCCGCGTCCTGCATTTCTGTGCAGCATTGAAAAATCACGATGCAGCCAATAGCCTAGGCAGTCGTTCAAATGATCAAAACCTGATTGCT